TCAAGATACTTCTTTGTAGGATGATCTGTCTGTTTTTTTGTACAACATGATGTCTGTGTAAGATGAATTATAGTTCATGTGGGCGTTAAACTCGACTTTTTCACTGCCGATAAACGGGTTTCCGAGGGCGTTGTTTTTGCCTATCCAGTCACAAAGTTCGATGATGGATGACTTGTTTGAGGTGAAATAGATGTAGTTTGTACCTACAAGCGTTTGTAATACGTCCAAGTAATCGGATAGTCCCCAGTTCATCGTATAGGTGCCTACTTCGGTAGATAGATACGGAGGATCTATCAGGAACACGACATCAGGCATATCCTTATACTTGTTGAATAGTTCCTTGTAATCGCATGAAACGATCTCCAATCCATCCAGATAGTCAAGGCATGGGTTGTAATCACATTTTCGAACGGTGTTATAGAAAGTTTCTTTCCGCAGTTCTTCCAAGTTGGTCGCATACTTCATGGAAAAGAGCAAGGAAGATGAGAGGGTGATGTAATCCACATATCCGTATCTATGTTCTTCTTGCTCAATCAGACGCAGGATCGTTTCTTTCGTCTTTTTAGGCAGGAATTTCCGGCGAGGAACAGATGCCACCACAGCCCGAATCTTATCCAGCAAGACATTGGTGCGCGGTATGTTCTCCAACCTCTGCCGATAGTTGTCGAAGTCGTTATACACAACGGTGGCACCGGGTTTCTGATACTTGGTGATATGCGACAACAGACCGGAACCGCCGAACAGGTCCACGAATACCGCATCGTCCGGGTAACGCTTCAACACCTGGATAAACTCCCTTGCGAACATGCGCTTTTGCCCCACGAACGGAAGCGGGGCAGATAAATATTGTTTTCTCATTTGCGTTTACTTAAAAAAAGGAATGCAAAAGTCCTTATTTTCTCCTTGTTTGCTATGAAAAAACTATAATCTATACTGCACCAACTTTACAGTGGTTCTTAAACGTTGAGGTCAAAACGGAGACAAACACCTTACATACATTCAACGCTCAAGCGGCTCGCAGTTTTGTGATAGCCGCTTGAGCAAAGTATATACCTTGCGTTCGCTGATCCGGTATTTTTCGGCCAGATAGACGACGATGTAAGTCGTTTTGCAACCATCCTTTTTCATCCGGATATATTCTTTATACAGACCCACATAGGACACATCTTCTATATGGATACCTGAGTTCAACATCCATTCAAAGGGTGTTTGATATAAATTTAAGACATCAAAGGCTGTCATAATTTCCAATTTAGAAGTATTTTTGTGTTGCCAATCACATAATAAAAAAACGACACTTCGCGGCTGAAGGCATATTGCCCCCGGTCGTGCGGAGTGTCGCATTTTTATTGTTAGTATGTGATTGGCGTCTTTACTAACGAGCCGGGGGCTTTTTCTTTTCCCCCTACATATTCTGTTTTACAGGCTGTTCATGTTCTCAAAATCCGAACTGATATATGGCGTGTCCAGTATCTTCACGTATGTGGGCATAGTGAACTCTGAAAACATACCGTTTCGATCAATAAATTCAACACGGCTTTTGAGATAGGCTAATTCTTCATCCGTCAATGAGATTTCAACCGTATCGGTGATAGAAGCCGCATCGGTAAATCCGATGTTGATTTGACCACTCCCCATATCCTTGATAACGATACGCTTCTGATCAACCTCCGAGATCGCTATCTTACTGTCTATCGATACTTTCAGTTCCATGTTTTTTCTCGTGTCAAACTGTGGCAACACGGTGTTGAGTATTAATACTCGATCTTTTAATGTTAGTTCCATATTGTATGTTTTTATGATTGTTTGCATTGTAATTAATAATGTCTATTGAATAGATACCATCCCTGGTTAAAATAAGCGAACGTTGCACAGTCACCCTTATTCATGTCAAGTGTCATGCTGTTGCCGTTATTGTCCAACAATGGTGTATCAGAGTTTTCTGGTTCTATTCTGATACCTTCGGAAGAGAACTTCGCCACGATCACATGCACAAAAATCACGGAATTGAAACCGACTTCGCTCCACGAATCTCCGTATTCCGGGTGGACTTCTCCCATTTTCTTTGTGATCGTCGACCGGGAAGGGAGATAGACGCTAAGATACGTACTGGTACTGAAGACGAACGTGTCCCGATAACCGATGTTCAGGACGATTGTATCACTCTTGTCCGACGAGGGTGCATAACGGGCAGTCGAGATCGATCCGTTGACCTTTAAACCTCCAATGCAGTATAACGCATAGTTGCGCCGTCCACCATGAACATCTATCACAGCCCCATAATTTATATCGTTGTGATTAGTTGTATACTCAAGGCGCATCAAAGCACTTGTTCCCCCAAGCGTAGACGGCAAGGTATTTAGACCAAGGCCGGCCCATTTACCGGAAGATGAAAATCCCAAAAACGCATTACTTCCTGAGGAATGAAGAAAGAACTTCGACGATGATTCACCTGAATAGCGATTATCCGAGAACAATCCTCCACTCTCCATCCTGAGTCCTCCGATGTAGGCATCCCCATTTTGATAAACTTTAAACGGGGCATTTGCAGGTGTTGCATTTCCAGCCCAGATTCGAACAGAGTTTCCGGCTGTTCCACCTCCGGAGAGTCCGGCAAGTTTTTCTCCATTTGAATTTGCAATATAGATACTTCCTCTACTTTCCACATTTCCGTTGCTTTCTACCCGGAATGTCGGATCAGTGGGTGGTTGTCCTTTCGCCCCGGCTGTTCCTCCCGACCAAATACGGATGGAACCGGAAGCAGCCATTCCACCTGTGCTTCCGAAAGCGATCGCACCGGTAGTTATGAGTCCGCCGTTGATCTCCGTTATCGTATTGTCATACTTTGAGGCAAGCACCCATTTAGAACCGCTATATCTATAGATATTCTCCCCATCCACCCATAAGTCATTCGTTCGCATACCCGATGTTGGAGCCGTCGTTTGATAAAATACCCTTGCCTTGTTATTTGCAGTCAATTGGGCGTTGTTGGCTGCATTTGACGCATTCTCTGCATCTGTCAGGGCATCATTTACCCCATCATACAACGGTTGAAGGTTAGGACGGTCAGTAATGTTATCATAACCGGATGTTCCGGATTTGAATATCACAGGTCCGGTTATAGTCCCATTCACCAGATCAATCACCAATCGGGCTAACTTGTCCTTTATCAATCCTGTCGTGATCGTCTGGCCGGCAATCTCAGTGTATCCATAATTCGGAAGCCAAGAGCGTACGCCATCCTCCGGAGTATTGAGCACCCCTACCCAGAAATGATAGAACCCTGTTTCATCCTCTAACTTTATCTGCCGTTCACTGACATATATTGAGCCATTTGTTCCTTCTTTTGGACATTTGGCATAAACATAATAGGCAAGCGAATTATTCAGCCGGAAAGAAGCCGCCGGAATAGCCCATTCACGGATTTCCTCGCTAACGGTAAAGTGTACTAACTTTCCTGTCGTATTCTTGAAATAGTTGGCATCATTGTCCGCATTCGGAATAAACTTCATTCCTATAAGCTCCATCTGCTGGGAATTGGTACCGACGATAAGTTGCGCCGTATGCACGGCCAACGGCTTGATAAGTTCAGTGAAATAATCCCCTTCCGGGTCAAACATCATGCCCAAAGTTTCCATCACGTCCCGCCATGAACGTTTCGTATGTTCCCGAACCGGCTTAACCGCATCCTCAATCTCTTCCGGCACTTTATTCACATCATCCACCAGATCCTTAAAACCATTCGATTCAAGGAAATCGGACAAGGTAAGTTCATACCGGTATGAAGGTGTACCGTCTTTCTCGATATACCTTTTTATTTTGGTAACACGAATCTCTCGATCGATATCCAACTGTTCAGAATATACGCCAACCATCTGGCCACAGGCGATAAAGATGTTTTGCAAACGAAAAACAATTTCATCACATTTTCCTCGTAACTGGATGCGTTTCTCGCACTTGCCATCCAACCATGTTTGCGCCTCTTCCTGTAGCTGTAATGAAGCGTTATCCCTGTAGCTTTGCGGCATTTTCAGGCCGGTAAGGATAAACTTGTCACCGACAGAAAAATTAATGTCACCGGGGACTTTCAAGGCGTTTTCCTGGTCATTCTGCTTTAGTTTGAACTGTTTCAAGTCATTGTCCCAACTATCTTCAACGATTGCAAGGTCATAGCCAGCCAAGCCGCCATCCTGGAATGTAACGATCACTTCCACCCCGTCCAACAGGCAATCGGTAAGATTGAAATCCATACCGGCAGCTCTCAGAGTGTAATCGTCGATCTTTTCTGTTACGGCAAACTCTCCTTTCGGAAAGATATGGTCGAATTGCATGGACTTTTCTATCCGGCCGTACTTCTCTACATTCTTTTCGATAGAGAGCCGGCCATCAGGCAGAAGAAGATAATCAGCACCATAATCGGGACCGAGATTCTTGTCTGAACCGTATGGATAAAAAACCGTCACAGGTGGCGTATCATCAACAGCAGACACTTCCAGTTCGGTAAAACCCATTCCTTCGCCCTGTGCCAAGACAAGGCCGTTGCTTGAATACTCCCTCCTGCCGATATTTATTGTCTGGCCGGATATCCAGTATTCCGTATCCAATTCTTTAATGAGTTCGTCAAGTACCGTCCCGACTTTCTTATCTTTGAAAGAAAGGGTAACCATCCGGGATTCGATACAGGATCCGGCCACCCAACCAGATCCTGTACGGTTCATGTTTTTGACAAATAGGGTTAGCCAGTCACGGGCGGTACCGGTGTAATAGTCGAAGTTCTTTTTCCGCTCCGGTGTACCATGAAGGAAAAACTCTGCATCCAAAAGGTCGTACCGACTTGAATAGAACTGAACGGTATATTCCCAACCAAGAGATGTCTCCCTTTTCGTAACTTTCTCATTATGCCGGATCTTGTATTTTGTCCCTTCAAAGTCTATATAGTCGTTGATTTGAAGGTTTACCACATTTCGGGAAAGAAAATTCAGGGTAAGAGTGTCCTCACCCATAATCTCTTCGACCGTATAACTATTATCCTTCAGATAAACGTCACAAACTACCGTATTTCCGCGCTTTATTTCCATACTGCTAAATAACCTACTTATTTTTAGGCAATAAAAAACACGGCAACCGGATATATGACATTTTACCGGTTGTCGTGTTTTAATATATAAGGTAGATGTTCTGTTTATGGTAAATTTCTAAAGCGCAAGTCCACACGCGCCAAAAGTCGTAGACAACGCTGCAATCTCACACCAGAACATCGGCTTCGTTGATACAAAGTCCTGCCATATATTACCACTCAACCGTTTACTCATGCCTATTACCGTGTAAACGATAAAAGCCAGCCACACCGGAATAAGAACCCACCAGAAAGACGTGCAGCCAACCCATAGCTGAGAAGAAAGCAACGTCAATGCCGCCGATCCACAATGAATGCGGTTTATCCAAGTGTCTTTGAAATCAGGAGCCAAACCGACACCAATCAAACCGATACAGGCTGCGATCGCCAGCAACCGCATAGTAAAGGTTGTACTCATTTCCCAAATGACCGGGAATAGGAACATAGCCGTCAGTGCCATGCTTGCTCCAAAGATCAATTTATGATCAAGAGTATAATACGTCGCACTAATTGAGTACGGTACACCTTTTGCCTTTATACAAACTGCTGCCGTATAAACTGCGATAACCAAAAAAGAAATAATTAATAATAACATGATTTTCAAACTTTATTGTTTAACTTTGTTTCCGGAGACCCTCGGTCCCCTAATTTTCTTTTTTTACAGCCTCCAATCTGTGATAGCCTGGAGGCTGTTTTATTATTCTTTCGCCACCGAACATTTTATATCTCCATTTGTTTTAAAAGAAAATACCCAACCTGGGGTTGGCGATTATCAATAATTTTTTCTGAATATACATTTGCTGTCTTTCTGCTGTGACAGCCCAAAGACAGTGTCACTAATTTATTAATACGGCCTTGCAGGCGGAGTGAAGTTTGATGTCCAACGGGCAATATTACTGATGCGAAACTCGTCAATCATACCGTTCAGATACAATCCATAATCTCGATATTTTCCGATCATTAAAGAACTATAGTACCCTGAAACCATCGTTGATGTGAAACCAGACGCATACACTCCATTTACATACACTTTCCAATATCGAGATTGTGACCTGACGATCGCAAGATGAACCCACTGATCCCGTGGCATCGTAAAATAGCATATTGCATCCCCTCGGGTTCCACCATACTGCAATCCAAAGAAAATGCGTCCGTCAGATTCCTCCATTATATCAAAGCTGTAACTTCCATAAGCAACGCCTTTTGACATTATACCGTTTTTCACACCACTTTTCAGTTTAATCCAAAAATCGACGGTATAGTTTGGATATAGGGACTCGTTTATGGCATTCGTTCCACTTATCTTTACATACCCGTTTCCTGAAAACGAAACGCAATTCTTGAATTTTCCCACTACATAGGACATATTACTACCAACATAAGGCTTGCCTGAGACTTCATCTTTCAATGATCCATCAAAATGTAGCAACAGCAAAGTATTCTTGTCTACTTTCTTCCGTCCCATCATCGATCTTATCATACCAACCTCCTTTCCACCGAAAGTCGGTCAGATACTTGAGTTAAGAGGTGTTTACCCCCCCCATTAACATTTGTAAACAATTATTTCTCATGACTTTATCTCCTATTTTTTAGTCGTTAATATCCTGTTTCATCTTTTTCAACGGCAGATCATTCTTCGTAAGCCCAATAGCGGATCAGGACAGTGCCATCGCCACCTTTCGTCGATTTTCCCGATGCATTTCCCCCAGCTCCACCACCGTAGCCGCCACCACCAAGTCCGGCACTCCAGCCAGAAGCCAAAGAACTACTTTCATTACTGCCTTCGCCACTCCCTTCTGTATAATCTGATGTTCCCGGCTGAGACGTCTCCCCGCCTGATTTATTATAGGAGCTTGCCCCACCTGCTGCATTCCTTTTACCATTAGATTCCCCAAAATCACGCGTCGTATGTCCTTGCCCCGATGTTCCACCACTGCCTGTACCATCTGAGCCTCCGACCGAATGAGTAGATCTACCTACCCCTACACCTCCCGAACCACCATTTCCGTCTCCATTCCATTGAGACAGATGGCCTCCTTCAGCCCGGTAAAGCGAACTCATAAACTGTGAATATCCCCCATTTGCGCCACGAACTCCTGCACCAACTATAATTTCAATAGTTTGTCCTGGTGTAACAGTTATCGCGTTGCCATCTCTATATCCAGCGGTATCCTTCTTATATGTTTTAGTATAGCCACCTCCACCGCCTCCAGGAACTCCTAATCCTGAATTATGTGAACATCCTCCACCGGCTCCAACAAGAAACACATCAACCTCCCTACATCCTTTAGGTACGATCCAGGTATAATTCCCGGCAGGATAGAACCTCTTGGTGAACAACTGCAACTTCTTCCGTCCCATCATCGACCGTCTCATCTACGCCCTCCTTTCTTACGATAAGAGGTCGTAACTTCTTTATTTAGAGAGCATTTTACCCCCCCCGTTTAACTTTTAATAACATAACCTGTTTCATTGCTTTACCTCCTGTACAATTGTGGGCAAGTCTTTCAAGTCGTTCGGATAACCTGTAACGGTTGTCAGAATGCAGAGATAGATCACACCGTATTGTTCATAATATTTGTCTTTCTCGAATGCCATACCCTGCACGTATGGAATAGGATCATCAAGCGTGCCTGCGTGCTCAGCTTCAACGATCTTATACAGTGAAGCAGTTTCTATGCCCGGTTTCCAATCGGCTTGCAGCTTGTGCTTTTGTATCACTTCAAACAAAGTGTCGCTTTCTCCTTCCACTACTCGAAGCCGGAAGCCTATTTCAACTTCCTTGCCAAACTCCGCATCTTTCTCACCCCAAATGGGGAATAAGACCTGCATCTCCAACGCTTGGCTGGCTGTGAGAGACACGCTGTTCATCATCGTACGGGCAAAGGTCACTGCCTGCGCTTCCGGGGATTTAGCGATTGCCTTATCTGCTTTAGTTTACAAGGCTGCCGTTGTTGTATGGATCATTTCAGGATAGCCTTCCACCACGATAGCTTCGACCTCCTCGGCTGTTTGGGCGGCATCGATACGGGATAGCAAGCGGTCTGTCACCTTGCCGCATTGCTCCGAATAGTCCGCTATTTCGTCAAGAGCAACCGTTAAGATATTCGAGGCGTAAAGATGACCGCCTACTTCGACTTCTTCCTGTCGGCCACACTTATCCTTCACTTGCAGGGTGTTCGAGACATATGCGTCCTGTTCATCAATATAATAATGATGGATGTCTTTGTCGTAGATTTCCTGCCGTTTGGCATCACGGGCACGCCAAAGCAGTTCTTCCGGTGTCGGTTCTGGTTCCGGAGCGGGCTGCATGTGCCAACACTCCAACGGGGTTGCATCCGGATGTTCGTTGTGGTACTGTTCCTGTTCTTCTGAGAGCGGAAGATAAGCCCCAACCTCATAATCGTCTATATCTGTACTTATGAGATAGGAATCAGGAAGTTTTACTTTCGTTTTCCAAAAATTAATGTCTTTATGAATGTATATCATATTGCTATTCTTAATTGTGATAATATAAACAAATTATACCCTGTCCTCCTTTTCCTCCTTTACGTGACAGACCACCACCTCCTCCGCCACCAGCTCCAATGCCACCATTTCCGCCATTCGTAGGATTGCTTGAGCCTGAATTTCCACCATTTCCACCTGATTCAAGACCTGCCGCCCCACCACCTGCTCCAGACCCATCCGAACCAGATCCGTTCGAGCCTTTCCCCGAAGTTCCACCTCCTCCAAATAGGCCAATAGGAATAAGTACATTGTTATATTTATATCCTGTACCACCTTGATAAGATTGACTATTTCCACCTTTATAACCGCCCATACCATCTGCATTACTTACACTGTTTCCACCGGTCATTCCTGACGATGAATTTCCATTACCCGACATAGATGCGCCTGAACCACCAGCATAACCGTAAGAACCATTCCAATAACCAGGAGAGCCTCCACCATTATTACAAATCGCGATATCGGAAGATGGGTTTTCTACCAACTTTGATAGAATGGTATATATACTGTCTGGTATTTTAGAGCCATTACCAAGCCCTCCTGCTCCCTCACTATTACCTCTTTGCCCTCCAGCACAGATTATCGTATCCCCGTTTATTTCAAGAGTTGTACTATCCCCATCAGTTTGTGCATTTACAGGCTTTGCAATTTTACAAGTCAAAGTTTTCGGTAGCAAAGAGATTTTTATATTACGAGCAAATGCTATTGTTCCAGAAGCTCCACCGCTACCACTGTTTGTGCCACCTCCGCCGCCACCTCCAACGATTAGCAAATCCACAAACTTATATTTTTTCTCTATTATATAATTCTGTTGGATACCTAAAGGACTTACCAGCTTTACCAATTTAGGCACTGTATTATATAGATTACCTGATATCAATCTACGTTTCATCTCTTCCTGTTTTGAATTATACCCTAACTACTATTATCCCGTGTTCTTTCTTCAAGGATACACCTGTTGGTTTCCCGTTCGGTAACGTTACACTTGATTCCTCGGACTGCCAGCCAGAACCATTAGGGACCGGTTGGTCAAAGTCCGACCCGGAACTGTTCAAGATCGACAGATAGAATTCCTGCATTTCCGGTACGCTGGCGATATCGGCAAAGTTGATCGCTTGCGGGGATTTGCTTGTGTATTTGAAGCGAAGGTTATACGGTGATGACGGAAGAGCCGCCAGAGACTCGACATCGACATACTCTTTCAACCTCAAAGAGTCCGATACCTTCGTTTTCTCTTCATTGCTGTAATTATTGTCGGTATGGACATAAGCAGCGTCCTTGACCGTATGGTCGTCATTCTGTAACTGGGATAGCCTTGTCGGAATCGCCTGCTGAACGTTTGTGATGCTCTGGTTCAGCCCGGCGATGATCCCTTGCAACGTCTGTGTGTCCTCTACGTTGGCAAGGAAAGCGATGATCTCGTTAAATGACTCGATGGCACTCGATGCGTCACCCGAAACGAGCGTGTTGACTTGCTGCTGCAAGGCTGTCAGCGCGTTCCTGATTTCCGTGTCGTCGTAGCTTTCCCCGTCCTGTCCTTCGGCTACCACACCCGTATCTTCGTCGCCGATTTTCCAGTGCTTCGTTGCCGGATCGATCGAAGGAACCGGAGCATTGTTTCCCCGAAGGTTCGGGGTGTCAAACTTACCTTCAGCCGTCGTGATCGTCAGGATATAGGTCGTGGCATCATTCGTTTTAACTGTGACCTTCACCTCCTGCATGACGGCCGGCAACTGGGCAAACGTATGAACGCCATCAGCCAGCTTCATGTTGAATTTACCGTTTTCCAAACGTTCAAATAACCAGACTGATGTAGGGTAGACGGTTGCGTTATCGGCCCATTCAGCCGTCGTCAGTTCGATCTGTTGATAAATAAATGCACCTTTCTTACTCATTGCTCAAATATCCTTGTTTTATCGTTCGTACTGATTCATTGTAATAATTGGCTCCTGTCAGATAAACATTACCGGGCAAGGCTGTACCGCCGCCAGATTCCTGCCACGAGGCTTTTCCCCCGGCAAGATCATAAAGCCGGTAGAACACATATTCTCCTTCTTCCGCTACACGTACTTCATCGCCGATACGAAAATTGATGGTTGTACCGTCGGTATTGACATAGCTCAATGTATTTTCGTCCGGGATAGCCTCTAACGTCGGGATCTCCGGTTTGTTCTTGATGTAGTTCTTATTGACAGGATCGGTAACGTTCCAGTCGGGTTGTAGTCCACTGATGACTCCTTCGGCGGCTTCGGCTGCACGATTGGCGCGGTCGGCGGCTGTGTTGGCCTCGCCGGTTGCCTGTTCAGCATCAAGGATAACCTGGGCTGTCATCTGTTCCCGTTGTTCTTCCTGTGCCTGACGGGTTGTTTCGTTTGCCTGGCGGGTTGATTCCGATGTTTCCCGAAGTTGTTCTTCGATGATACGGGCTTTTTCTTTTTCGGCACGGATTGTTTCGGCTGAAATCCGTTCCTGTTCCGTTTGGACTCGTTCCTTTTCCTTGGAAATGCGCTCCTGTTCAGCTGTATCGCGGTCGGTCTCTTGGGCAATACGTCCCTGTTCAGCCTGGTCGCGGAGAGTTTCCGCTTCCTGGCGTTTCGTTTCGGACTGGTTACGCAAGGTTTCGGAGGCGACGCGTTTGGCTTCGTTGTCGGCTCGCTTCGTCTCTTCGGTGAATCGTGCCTGTTCGGCTTCGGATCGGGCGGCCTCGGCGGTGGATCGTTTCGATTCTTCTTCTATCCGGAGAGATTCGGCTGCGTGCCGTTCGTTTTCTTTGGAGATTCGGGTGTTTTCGTCGGCGATTCGTTGAATCTCATTCGCTTCACGAAGTTTTTCCGTTTCCTGGCGTAAATTCTCTATCCGGGCACGTTCGGCTTCGGCTTCTTTACGGGCGGTCTCAGCTTCTATGCGCTTGCTTTCGGCTTCAGAAATAGCGACGTTTATCCCTTCAGCTTTACCGGCTGCCGAGTCAGCACGGGCGGCAGCAGAAAGGGCATTGGTGGCGGCTTTTCCTGCAGCCGAAGCTGCCGCGACTGCATCCTCATACGCCTTCTCGATCTCATCCAATGAAACTTTTACGCTCGTTTTCTTACCGTCAACGATCTGGTAACCCAACGTCCACAGCCCTGAGAAACTGACCGAGGTGGGCAGCTCGCTGATTTTTATTCTTTGTTCCTGTCCTGTCATTGCCTATTTCATATCTATAAAGTTCAGGCCGTCTTCCGTGACAATAAACATGTCATCTTCCGTGGCCAAGAAATAATCGGTTTCAAAGAGTCTGAACGAGGTGAATACCAAGGTCAGATCAAACTGCATCACCATCGGTTCGCCCAGCGTAAGCAGTTTGCAATTGCTCATCTTCTTGTAGTAGCAGGGATAGGACTTGCCAATCTCTTCTACAAAGAGCCTCCGTTCGCCCGGAGCGATCAGGTCGGCAAAAAAACTATCCCAGCACTGCCAAAAGGCATCTTTTCGAATAGTTTTTAAAAAGCATTTAAAAGTGACCTCTTTCGGCTGGAAGACCAAGTGTTCTGCATCGTAGATTTGCCCGTCAATGGAGGCAATCTTGCGCTGCAGGTTCACCTTTGCCGCCGGATTTCGCAGCAGGGCGTTCCGGCTCTCATAGACATACACGCCGTATCTGCCTATCGGTTTACCATCCAGCTTGTAGCGGCTTTCGGGTAACCATACGTCCGGATCACACACACCGGCTGTCGGTCTCACCGGAAGATCCTCGACAAACTTCAAGGTAAAAGAGGTTGCCGATGGATAAACCCGATTGCCGGGATGATCGGCGAGGCGCAGCTGCCATTCCCGTCCTAAAGCAGGCACCCGAAAGGTGTGCAGCCCTTTGTCTGAGAGGTAGGCAATCAGGTCGGAAGCCTGCGAGTTGCTATCCGAAAGGAAAGAGATGGCAATCTCTCGCGGCTGCAGCTTCGGGTCACTCAGATCCACCTCAATGCCATCCTCTTCGGGCCAGTCGTTCCGCTCCGGCGCTTTCATTGCCGGGAAAGCGAGAAGGTCGTTATATCCTCCCCGCGTCACCCGGCAGCCGAAACGGCCAAGCACATTCAGATCATCTATGTATAGGTTGTTGTTCATTGCTTTCTCAGTATTAACCCACGGTTTTCGATATTCTGCAGCGAGCTGCGCGTCTGCCGGATATCCTTCTCGATGGCTTCGAGACGGTCGGTATTGCTTGCTATGCGTTGCAGTAGGGACAATCCCTCTACCAACTGCCCTTGGATGTTCGTCACCCCCTGATTAGTGCGGTCGGCATAGATCAGGAGGGCATAGAAATTGCCGTTCAGTTCGTCGGCACTGTCCTGACTCATCGAGGCTATGCCTTTGGCCGTAGAAGTGCGGTCGATCACGTCGCCGATGGTCGTGCCGGTCACCTGTTCCATCTGCTCCAGCTGCTTGGCTGCATCCTCGATAATCTTCATACTGTGCCTTCAGGCTGGCGATGCTTTCAGCGGTCAGCCCGTTTTGCGAGGCGGCGGCAAAGGATTCATACCATTTGCGGAGCGGTTCTTCCAGTGCCTTCATCTTCACCCCCTGCAGCACTGCATCGTTCAGCATCTTTTGGAAGTCGTCGGCAAAGTCCTTGGCAGAGCGTTTGCCCTCGGCAAAGCCCTGCAGGATGGTGTCGGCGATGGCGTTCGTATTCGTTCCGGTGAAAGCCTCCTTCATCTCTTCGTTCAGGTCGTCGATCATTCCGGCGACATCTTCTCCTTCGTCCTTCAGTTTCTGTAGTTGTTCGAAAAGCACTTTTGCTGATTCGGTCAGTTTGTCCTGCGTATAGAGCGATTCCATCTCTTCGTAGGTCTTGCCGGCGAGCGAGTCGTAATCGTTCCAGGTCTTCGCCTTGCGGAACCAAGTGCCATGCTTGTAGTGCGTAGCTGTGATATACTGCTCCTGCTGCAATTTCTCCCACACCTGTTTGTACTCTTTCTCTATCTGACCGGCTTGGTTCTTCAGTTCGAGAGACTGACGGTTGAAGTATTCGAGCGAGGTTTCGCCAATCTGCTGCTGGATGCGTAGCCGTTCGCGTAGGATGGCGTTATACTCCAACTCCTTCATGGCTGTTTCGACCAGATTCAGTTGGTATTCCGCCAATATCTTTTTGTTTTCTTCGACCCTTTTCTTAAAGCTGCCCACGATGCCGGTGATGCCTCCGATGATGCCCGAAGCCCCTCCGATGAGGTCACCGCTCATGATGCGGCCGATCCCGCCTGCCATATCGCCGACGCTGCCCACCAGCTGGGCGACAGTGGCAAGGGAGCTTCCCAACGCTTCGTTGAAGAGCTCGGCAGTTTCAGCAGCCATCGAGATGCCGTCAGCCACTTTATAACACTCCTCGGCCAAGAGGCTTGCCTGGTCGGCATCCGAAAGTCTGTCCCACTGGTCGATCAGAAGGACTATCCCCTCGCGAGCCTCCTTGATCGGTCGGTTAAGCTCCTTGTCGATCTTCTCCTGCATTTGGTCAAGGTCGCTTGTGTCGAACTTGCCGAACGCCTTTTCCAACACGTTACGGTTGTCAAACTTTACATCGACTTTGATTCCTTCGAGTGAGGATTGCAGGGTCTCCATGGCGATCTTTTTTCCGGAAATGATGATCCGGTTCTCCATATCCGCGACCTTCTCCTCGTATTCCTTGATCTGCTCGGCAAAGGCGGAACGGTCTTTGTTCGTTGTGGCAAGATCGCGCAGCTTCTTCATCTTTGCGATCAATTCGTTATAATAGGCAATCGATCCAAGCGGGGCCGGTTCTTTGCCCACTTTGCCTCCTGTGGAGCCAATGATTGCTTCCAATTTCTTCTTTTCCGCCTCTATTTCCTTGAGGGCCGCTTCATAGTCCTGTTTGTTGGTCAGTTTGTCCAAGGCAGCTTCTTTTGCCGCGATGGATGCTTTGATCGCTTCCACGCTTCCCTGCTCAAGGGTATGGATAGTCTTCAGATTGGCAGTTTCCAAGGATTTGCGCTCCTCTTCGCTGTATTCCAGCCCTCTTTCCAATACTTTGCGGGCTTCGTCGAAGAGGCTGTCTGCTTCTGCCTGAGCCTTCTTTTTCGAAAGGTTCTCACCCGACACATAGGTGGTCTGCCCGAACTGGCCACCCTGTATGGCATAGCTCTGCGTATTAGCCATCCGGTCCACCTCCAGCTGCTTGCGGATCGCTTCGTTGTATTTCTCGGTGGCGAGCGTCATCGCGGCGGAGGCACGGGCACGCGCCATCACCGAGGCGACAAACGCCTCCTTGCCTTGGTTGAACAGGTTCTCGGCATCCGTCACCTTGCCGATCGAGACACCTAAGTGCTCGAAGGCAGTGCGGTTCTTTAGGAGGTATTGTTCTTTCGCCTGGATGTTGTCGCCCAGTTTCTCCCATTCGGCAGACATTCTCTGCAGTTGTGTGAGCGTCGTGGAGGATGTTTTGGCGACCGACTCCTGAAACTCCTCGAGCGTTTCCAAGGCATCGGCAAGCGACTGCCGGGCGCCGAACAGACTTTTGGTCCAGGCAGTAATCTCTTTGCCATAAACGGTCAGCAATGTGATACCGACGACGAGGGCCGTCTGCCAGCTGACGATCCCGCCGAGCAGCTGTTTCCAGACCGGCGTGGCCTGCTGTCCGGCCTTGATGGCTGCCTG